AACAGAATTAGCAGCACTAGGCTCAGACGAACTCGCATTCAGGCTGTAAATCGCAGCCATGTTGGAGTTGATGTCCGAGCGGACGTTTGCTCCAGTGTCATTCTGGATCGGAGTGGTTTTTGTCTCGTTTACGAAGGACATCAGCCAATCCCGTAGCCAACGGCAGTCCAGTTCACCGTTTTGGCGATCCGGGTGTTGCTTGAACTATAGACGGAGACATCAAATCCGGTAGCCGACGAGTTGCTTATGACGTAGTAGTCGCCTGATGCGTTAGCTGTGAAAACGATGCCAACAGAAGGCGTCACATAGAATTTGTTGCCTGCGCCATAGGTCACCGACACATCCGCGCTAGTGCTAGTCGTCACGGATCCAGTAAATGAACGTCTTGGCATTGCAGCTTGAACACGCAACTGGTCAACAGCAATCTGTTCCTGGGAACCACCAGTACTGAACTCTGCCTTGACCTGATAACCACGAGCCTTGAACTCTGCGTTGTTAAATCGACGCCAGCTCGTAAACGTTGGAGAACCTGCTGGGTCATCCTGCGTAGTACGGATGAACAGTTTCACATCACAAGTGTTTGGGGCGGTGCCGTCAAACTCAGTAATCAAGTCAAAGTCAGGCTCATCGTCAATGCGTTCTCCATACGGGAAAAAGCTACGAGCCCGCAGTGTACTGTTCAGAGAAAGGCTGAAAACATCGCTTAACGTAAAAGTATTGCCACCGTTGAAAACATACGTTCCAGACGTATGAAGCGCGGCATCACCTTGCAGATCTAAGTTGCTGGCGTCTTCAAGCAACAAACCGCTGCCATCTTCAAGGTCAAAATCGCCAACAGCAACAAGCTCACTGCCTGTAGTCCCTAGCTCAAGCTCATTATTTACAGTGTCAACAACTAAGTTGGTTTTAGTGCCTGTAAACGATGGGTCTTCTGTTGAACCCAGCGCACCAACAGTTTCAACACTTTGCAGATCAGCCTTTGTAAATTCAATTAGCGCAGCAGTTAGGCTTTCCCGGCCACCAGAATCAACAAACTTGGCGCTATACGTTCCAGCCTTTAGGTCGGCATAGGCTTCAGTTGCAGATCCTGCAATTTGCTCAGAAATGCTAGTTGAAGTCGGCCAAGTGACCCCGCTTAGATCAGGCGAATGACGCAAGCGAACATAACCACCAACGCGAACATCTAAGTCAGTAGCCTGTGTCCAACTCAAACGCGCTTGACCGTTAACAGGAATCATGCTGAAGCCTTGGACATTTGCCGGGGCAGCAGTTTTACCCTCTAACTGGAAATTTGCAGCTGTAATTTGGCTGCCTTTACCCAAAGAATTTTTAGCTTGAATTTGGACATATAAACGACCTGCACGCAGTGTTCGCAGAGTGACTGACGGCGAAGAAGTATCGACGGCTTGCCAGTTGTCATTATCAATCCGATATTGAACGCGGAACTCGCTGACGTTTACACGATCATGGTTCCAACTAACTAAGGCGGCAACATGAACGCCATTGCCTTCTTCATATAAGAATTCTTCAACGCTAATACTGTCAACTGCATTAGGGATCAACGACAGATTGCTGATGTCACGATTGGTCAGCTCAACATCAGACTCAACTGCGTCATAAATCGTGCTGTTATATGCAACAGCACTAACGCCATAGATTCCATCTTCAGTCTCGGCAACAGATACAACGCGGAATTGTTGAGACTGAACTTGATCGTTTTGGAACAAAAAGACTGATCCAGAGGCAGGCACCTGACTAAACGCACTGCTGACGTCAATCTCTACGCCGTCAACAATTAGATCACCTTGCAATATGTATTGACTGCCATCCTCAAGCAACAAGTGGTCTCCATCCTCAACTTCAAAATCACCAACAGAGTCAGTTTCCGAGCCGCCAACAAAAGTGATACCGCCAACAGGTACATCTTTTTGTTCAACTATTCCACTGGGCAAGATCACTGACAGCTTTGGATTGTTTGCAGCTGCCAATGAAGTCGTCAGGCCACTTGCGCTGTCTGTTGTGATTTTTGTTGTAGTTGCACGTTCAACGCGACCAGAACGACGTGCGCCAGCACGGACAGGATCAGCAATGTCAACGACCATGCCGGGTCGCAGAATAATGCCGCTTTCAATCGCAACGCTGAACTGAATCGTCTCAGTCAGATTTTGCTCGGACAACAGCGTCCACTTACCAATGCGGTGCGCTTGGCCTTGGCTGTAGCAACCAATGGCCTTGATGTCCTTTTTGATGATGCCGTACTTGGCGACTGCATCATGGTCTTCAACGTATTCGTATTCAATGTCGCCACGGGTGTCGTATGACTGCCAAGCCACAACAGCAACGGTGTGCCGTGCTTTCTGAGATGTGCCCTGATATTGAAAAATGCCGTCAACAACGTTGCTTGGTCCCAGCAAATACTGCGGGTCAGACGGCTTGTCCTGCAGCAGCTGCAGGGTTCCAGCGCCGTAATACGCAATGCCACGAAAAATGGCAGTCATCTGTTTGATGACGTTGTAAACCTCGTCTCTGCTGTTGATCAGCAAGTTAAGGCTAAAACGAGGCTCTACGTCACCTGCGCCATCGTCAACCAGCTCATTGCAGTATTGGCTAATCGCGAAGAAGTCGTACTTATCAAGCGTTGATTCGGGAACGCCCGCCCCGTACCTGCCTGAAATCAGCAAATCGTAGAGGCACCAAGCGGGATCGTTACACCAAGTTGCAGCTTGAAACTGGCCATTCCAGACGCCGGAATAAGTCAAGCGCCCCAAGTGTGTGGTTGTATCTACAGTCGCGTTGCTTGGAATCTTGACCTTGATTCCGCGAATCAGATATTTGCGGGTTGGAATACTGTTGAACTGACGTGAGTCAAACCGCAGGCCAACCAGTGCTGAGTTCGGATACCGAAACTTGTCGTCAATAATCTCAGTGAAGCTTTGAAAAATTGTGGTACTAGCCCGTTTCGTGCTTGTTTCATCAGCACTGACGCGCACCATCCGCACATCAACAGGGAAACTGCCGGTCAGATCGACTAAATAATCACGCTGATAACGGTTGCTGCTTTTACCGCTGATCGTGTCGTCAATAACGTCGTTATATCCGCCACCGTTGTACTGAATCTGAATCTTGATACGGACGCTGTGACCAACAATGTCTCCATCGTTTTCCAATATCTGCAGAGATGGAATCGTCAGCGTGACACGCAAGCGATCAACTGTTGTATCAGTAATGCTGCGAGTTACAGAACTACTGTTCGTAACTTCAACGGCGACTGATGTCTCTCGCTCCGTTGCGTTAAACGGCCCAGGCATGTGGGTCTGGGCTTGCGTTCCAACACGGGTTGCAACAGTAAAGCCCTCAAAGTTATTACTGCCGTCAGCTGCCTGAACGGGCGTGTCATCTAAGAATATGCTTTTGTTGCCATCATCAAGACCACCAATCTCACCCTCACTAATCAGGTCAAGGACGTTGGCAAACTGTGTTGACTGGAGCGTATCGTCCGATTCGGTTGGCGTGCTCCTGCTGCCGCCACCGCCTTTACCGCCGCCACCACCAGCACCAACGACGTATTTAGTCTGTGTCATGCCTGCACCTGATCAACGTCAAGACCGCTGGACAGCACTGCCGAACCAACGAAGACCCGCCCATAGGCTATTGGGCAGGGCATCCCCTGACGACTGGTGTTGACGACGTTGGAGAACGTAAACGACTCCAACTGCACTGATTCATCAAGCGTGCTGTCGAGTGATGGTTGAGGCGAAATTACTTGCGCAATACCTGACAACACCAAGCCAATACCAAGGGTGCCCCCAGCAGCAGCTAAAGACGCTCCAAAAGTTGCTGTTGCTCCTTTTACAATGCCAAAACCAGCAGCTCCACCTCCACCAAAACCCACAACAGGGTTTGCAATGGCAACAGCAATCAATGCAGCGCCAACCAGAATTGATCCAACGCCACGTCCTGCACCAGCAACCACAGGAGTAATGCTAAAAACCTCGCGATCGCTAAAAGGCATCAGCAAAGGAGCAAAATTTTCTTCAGTTACTTTCTCCCTGCTTACAGCTACGCGATAGCCAACGCCATCCTGTTCGCTATCAATTAGCCACTTATCTAATCCCGGAAAATTGACGCACAATGCTTTGATCGCCTGTGCCGGTGTTGCTACATCAAACTCAAACCGGCATTGACCAAGCCGTTTACGCAAAGCGCCATAGACCTTAACTACCTTCAGACCTTTGTTCATGCCTCAAGGCGCAGGCAGTGCTCTTGCCATAGTAACTGCTGCCAAGGGTATAAACATCTCTGCTGGACAGCCGACCTTGGACATGATGCAAAATCTGGGAGTCACCAAGGTAGATGGCAGCATGGTTTGGAAGGGGTGAAACCAGATTCATTAAAATCAAGTCGCCGCGCTGCACCTCCTCAAGCGGGATCTTGCTGAACCCTTCGGCAGCAAAGTTATCCATATACAAGTTTTCTCCGCGATCCCAGAACTTGTCTCGGCGGTCATAATCACGCAGCTGAATGCCATATTCCCTTGCGTACCAGTCACGAACAAGCGTGTAACAGTCCACCACACCAAACACAAACTCACGTCCCACATACGGGAGCTTGAACCCCGATGGTTCGCAATAGCCCCATTCTCTTGTGTTTGGGTTCACGATAATCCATGGCAATTCAGATTTTTCGCAAGCAACTTTGTCAGCTACAGACGGCTCTGGTTTTGTTTTTGGATGACTATGGACTATTGCCACAACTTCGCCTTGATCCTCTACTTCCTCCCAGCCTCTCAGTATGAAATGCTCATCAGGAGTTTCTGCAACATTTTCGCACCAAAAATATTGCAATCTTCCTTTAACTACAGCCAGCAGTCCACAGCACTCAATAGGAGAGTCATGAATAGCATGTTGCAAAATTTCTGATTTAATTTCATCAGAAAGTTGCATCATTTTGTTAGTCCGGAGCCAGGGAATGAGCCAAATGGCAACTCAGCGTTGTTTCCAAACCGCAGCTTGCAGCTAGCGACTCGCTTACCGCAAACATCTTCGGCCAATGTACTGACAGTGTTTCCATTGACATCGAAATAATTACTGCCGGTATAGCTGCATTCACTGCTGCGATATTTCCACTGGCAAACGTTGGCAATGATTTGACGCTTAGGGATCTTCTGACCAGCTAGGTCAAACTTGCTAGCTAGCTCAAACGTCACACTGTCTCGTGTCTCACTGGACTTGCGATCAATGAACCAGATCTCTTGCGGAAACTGAGCGTTAGGATCTGCTGCACTCTCGCCGTCAAGATACTTTTTCAGCGTCCTTATTCGACGAACTTCCGCTCCACCAAGATCGTTGCCTGCGGTTGTGGCATTTACCAACAGCAGTAGTGCGCTGATAGTACTGCTGAGATTGCTGATGGTCAGTGTTGGCCGAGGCAGCGTGCCAGTGTTTGTGTACTCAAAACCATCAGCCTGGAGCGGAATTCGACTGTAAGTATCGCCATCAAAAACAATATTGCCATTAACAGCAGCATTGGCTCCAGCATGAAATCGATACACATCACTGCTGCCATGCAATGCCGAATCAAGCCTCAGCTGAAATAGTTCAATGATTGCGCTTGGGTTTATCTTGGCAAGATCTTCATATGCAGATGCGATACCTGTCCACACACAAGTGTTATCAGTGACAGTATCACCAACATTGTTAGGCCAACTTGGCTCTGTTGCTGCTGATGTTCCAGCCGTAGTACATCGGAAAAACAAGCCAGACGCCTGCTCAGTGCTGGCGCGTCGGATGTCGCCAACAGCAAATGCGGTACTAGCGGCCCAAGCTGCAACTGCCATTACGGTTCAAAAACTTGACGGAAAGTAGCAGATATCTCGTTGACGTTGGCGTAATTATGATTTCTCTGCCATCTCTCTACAACCCATTTATAGGTGCTTGTGTCGTCAAGCGGACTCCAATCAAAAGCTGCATTGTCATCTGCTCTTGCGTCAAAAAATGCCTCAATCGCATCAGCATCTGTACTGTCTTTTGCAGTCCACTTAAGATCCCAAACTCGTGGATTTTGATTCAATCCGTAAGTCAAGCGTTTTTCGTAACCATCCCCGAATTGAACTTTACGGACTACAGGCTCTGATCTCCGCACTGCACCAAAGTCAGGCGTTGTGCCGCCCGTGCTTGTACCTACAGTCGCGTCATTGAAAATAGCCATTACGCCAGCAAGCCTCCAGGACGTTTTTGCTTGACAAGTTCAGCTTGTACAGCAATGCCAATAGCTTTGCCGAGTTGATTTGCACCCTGTGCATCACCCTCTACAGATGAGCCAGATGCATCAACGTTCACAACTACGTTACCAACACCACCGCTGACTGCCTCAACACCAAGACGACCTGAGCGATCACGACGTAAAGGCATAATTGCCTCTGGTCCGGCCTCGCCCATGAGGCCAGCACCATTAGCCATAGGGAACAAGGTTGGCTTGTTTACAACACCGCCGTAAGCGAAGGGTGTGACCTTGCCTTGCTGAAAAACACCGCCATCAGCAAAGTTGAACAGGCTTTTGAATCCTGCATTGAGGAACATTGATCCAAGCTGCCTCAGTATTCCAGACAGTGATTCACCAAGAGACTTGGTGCCATCAACAAGACCCATGATTGCGTTGGTCAAGCCTTGAGCCACAGTGTCCTTGATGCTGTTCAGAAGCTGCTGGCTCTTTGTAAGCTCCTCGTTAAATTCAACCTCACCATTCTTTGCCTGCTTTCTCAACCTGATGCCATCTTTAATTAGCTGATTGCGGCTTTTTTCTAGTAACTCTGAGCGCTTGAGAGCTGTAATTTTGCCCTCTTCAAACTTAAGAGCTATACCTTCATTTCTAATTAGATATTGAGTTTGAGCTACTAACTCTGCATTTTGATCTTGCAAAGCCTCTCCTAGTCGACCCTGCAGTTCAACCATCCTTTCACTTGTATCGGCTGGCGTCCGGCCACCACCATCAGCTCCTCCACCTTCAAGCGTTAGCGGAGCGAAACCTCCAGCAGCCTCAGGTTGTTGTACGTCAACAACACCTGCGTCCCTGAGACGAATCTGCCTATCAATGACTTTGCGGGCCTCTTCTCTTGACCGCAAAGCGCGCTGCCTTTCTCGTGTTGTAGCTGCTGGGTTATCCAAAACTGCTTGTGCGGTCCTAAAACGAGTCTCTGCTGCAGCTAATTTGCCCGCATCAAAAGACAGATTTAAAAAACGTGCCAAAGCATTTGTTGCCCTTGTAATGTCGCGGACAATTGAGCCGAAAATTTCCTGAAAGAAAGCACCAATAGGCTGCAGCAAGCGACCAACACTTTCTTGCAGCTTCTGCAGCTCAACTTGCAGCTGATCTCCAGCCGCCTTAGGACTCTTAGCAATAGCTTCTGCGTTCTTGCCGTAACGATCAAAAATCGCCTTGGCAAAACCTTGGAAGTCTTGAAGGCTGACCTTGCCCTGCTCTAGAGCCTTGTCAAGCTCAGCAGGGGTGAGCCCCATCGACTCAGCAAATAGCGTAAATGCACCAGGCAAACGCTCACCGATCTGCTGACGAAGCTCTTCTGCAGATACCTTGCCTTTACTGAAGACCTGAGCAGTAGCAGTCAGTGCTGCATCAACATCACTGAGAGAGCCACCTGTTGCCCTAACAGCAGCGACGATGCCATTGAAGGCAGTCTTTGTGTCATCAAGATTGCCTCCTGCGCCCTGTACAGAGGCCTGCAGCTTTGTGAACTGCCGCGTCAGGATTTCTTGCGGAATGGCAAAACGCTCAGTGCTTTCTTGTACGAAGCTGAGTCCTTGCTGATATTCCTCTGAGCTAGTCGTGACACCCTTCAGGGCAATACGCAGCTTGTCGAGATTTGCTGAATACTCAGCAGTCGCTCCAAGTGCTTGCCTGATCCCACCAACCTGTGCGCCAATTGCTGCACCTACAGCAGCACCAGCAGGTCCACCAGCAGCTAGGCCAATGCCAGCTCCAGCAGCGCCCTCAAACCCACCAAAGACCCCACCAGCAGCAATTGCGCCAACACCTTTTGCAGCGCCTTTGATGCCACCGATACGCCCTAAAAATCCCGTCGGGGCACCTCTGCCTTGCGCTTTCTGCAGTTGCGCATCAAGACGCTTTGCATTCTCAGTCGCAACCTTAAATTCACGACTGCCAATCTTGACCTGTTCAGAAATATCACGCCAAGCGTTTCTGTAACCACGCAGATTCGCAATGCTTTGCGTGCTATTACGCTGAATTTTTTTCAGCTCAACAGACAGTTCACGAAACTGTCGATTGGCAGGCGCTGCAGCCTTAGAGCCAAGGTCATTAAGCGATTTCGACAGCTTGTCGACTTCACCCTTGCCTACGGCTTTGACAAGAACCTTTAGCTCGGTAGTGACAGCAGCCATCAGTTCTTCTTGCTAAAGCAGTTGAGAGCGGTGAACTCCATGATCTGCAAGCCTTCAAAAAGAAGCTGCTGATCCTCCACTGGATACAGTGTACAAAGCCAATTCAGCGATGCATAGTCAAGTCCAACAGGGCCACTCATGCTCACACGCCATTGCGTCTGGATGCGCAAAAACATCTGAACTGTGACCCAGTTCTCTTCCCAGACCTCACAGTCTTTGTCGACAGATTCCAGCTTTACTGCAGCAAGCTGATCGTCAGACATGCCTAATGCCTTCAGATCAGCCTCCCGCTCGTCTATAACGCCGCCTTGCGCCCAATAACGGGCTGCGGCCTCTAGTTTTTTGCTGGTGCGCCTTGAAGGCTGTCTAAGTAACCAGCCATGACCCCACGCAAGAAG